CCGGACAGAACACAATCGCTAGGTTGTTGCTTGAAGGGCCCTGGAAGCCTGCCTACGACAGGCAGGTGCGGAGGTATGAGTACAGTAGGCCTCCAGTCAACAAATAGGGGTGCCTAGGCTTGGCCAAAGGGGTGGAGACGGCAACAGTTTTACCGCCTCTACCCGGGTTGACCATTGTGCACAAGCCAGGACGCCCTTATGACCGAAAAGTCTTTAAACTAAACGGTGTAGGGACCGCGTTAGTGTACGGTGTACACAACAATTCCCTAGTCAACTTGCAGCGCGGGGTGGCTGAACGTGTCTTGTTTGTCCGGAATGGTGCCGGAGAGCTAGTACGGCCAGTGCGCCCAGCGGTAGGCGTATTTCAGGAGAGGCTTGCGTGTATGAAGCGCTCCCTACGACGCCATCTTCCATCGACCACCCCTATCCCCCGGGACAAGTTCCCGGAGTTGTTTACGGGTCGCAGGAAGACGGTGTACGAGGAGGCGGTCGAGAGCCTTCGCACAAGGCCCGTCGAGAGACGAGACTCTTTCCTGAAGTCGTTTACGAAGGCAGAGAAAATCTTGTTTTTTAGCTTGATTGCTCTCATTATTGCCAAGGTAGATCCTGCGCCTAGGTTGATCCAGCCAAGGGATCCTAGGTATAACGTTGAAGTTGGACGATATTTGAAGCCCTATGAAGGCATGGTTTACAGGGCTATCGGGCGAGTGTGGGGAGATGTAACTGTGGCCAAGGGGCTGAATGCCCAGCAGCGCGGGAAACTGATTCACAGTAAGTGGTTAAGCTTCTGTGACCCAGTTGCTGTTGGGCTTGATGCCTCGCGGTTTGACCAGCATGTGAGTGTTTGGGCTCTGTTATGGGAGCATAGCATTTACAGGATGATGAATGATGACCCAGAGTTTAGGAAGCTGCTGAGATGGCAACTGCGCAATAAAGGATTTGGCTCTGCCAGAGACGGAAAAGTGCGGTACAGTGTGGATGGGTGCAGAATGAGTGGCGACATGAATACTGCACTGGGCAACTGCTTGCTTATGTCAAGCATGGTTTATGCCTATTTGAAGCATTTGAACATACCAGGCAAGCTGATTAACGATGGGGATGATTGCGTCGTTTTTATGGAAAGGCGTTATCTGTCTAGGTTTGTAGAGGGCTTAGATGTGTGGTTCCGGGAAATGGGGTTTAACATGAAAGTGGAGGACCCTGTTTATAGAATGGAGCACATAGAGTTTTGCCAGTGCAGGCCAATTTGGACAGAGGACGGCTATTTGATGGTCAGAAACGCAAGACAGTCGTTGGCGAAAGATAGTGTTAGTCTTAAGCCACTCGATTCACAGAAGGTGTTCGAGAAGTGGTGCTATGAGGTTGGTGAATGCGGGTTGAGCCTCACTGGAGGTATACCCGTAGTGTCACATTTTTACCGGTGCTTGATGCGGGCCTCTAATGGCCGGCACAGCGGCAGGCTAGGATTTGACCCGGTCTTTGAAACAGGAATGCGGATGATGGCTAAGGGCATGGATAGGCAGCAGAAGGATGCCATCCACCCCAAAACCAGATTTTCGTTTTACTTAGCATTCGGGATCCAGCCAGATCTACAGAGTCTGTGGGAGCATTACTACGACAATTACACCTTGCGCTACACAGAAGCAGAACCCATTTATGAAGCTTCCCCAAGCTTCACACTCTCCCGATCCATTCCTCAGGCTTTCTCAACAGTTTGAAAAGCCATTTATAACTTTCATCCGCCACTGTAGCGGACGGGTTCCATACACACAGGATTAGGTTCATTCCGTTTTCGGAGGACATAGTATTGTTACACAAGTGCATGTCTGATGGCTCTTGTGGAAAGACGCAGAAGGGGCGGGGCCGTGATAGTTCCGGAGACCATGGCGGTAGGGGCGAAAATAGCCCCGAGTCTCTTGCGAGCCTTCAAGCAGTGGTACGACAGTTACAATCAGATGTCGACAAACTCAAGTTCTCAGAACACAAACGGAGGGAAGCAGGCAGGAAACAGGAGGCGGCAAAACAAGCAGCGGAGGCAAGCTTCAGGGAGTGGCTCAGACCCATCCCTGAGTTTTCCGATGGCTCGTCCTGTCAAGGGCGGGTCGGTTGATAACGTCCGATTTGTTCTCAAGGATGTTGTGGCTGTTAATAATACCCTGTCTACTGGATCCAAGTTTTTCTATCCCATGGGAGCAGCCACCAATACCACTGGTGGCGCACCCCTTGGGCAGATTGTGCCTAGGTTTAATACCATGGCACAGCTATACCGCCAGTTTGTTATTAACAGGCTTGTAGTTAAGTGGGCTCCCAATGCAGCTTTTACAGCCAGTGGGAGCATTGCCATTGGCGTAGATACGTCACCGGCTGCTGGCATACCCAGCGATTACGGACAAGTGGTCCACCATAATCCATCGATGCTAATCGACATCAAGTCCCCCGGCAACATCACTTATGTTCCCGCTAAGAAGGATCCCAGGTACACCAACCTGAGTACCGGAGCTAGTGAGGATGAGGTGAGTTACGGAGTCATCCAGATGTTTACTGTAAATAACCTGGGTACGGGGACTCCTGTCGGCCTCATGTGGTTTGAGCTAGATGTGACGTTGATTGGGCCCACCTAAACTGCCAACACCCTCTGTCCAACTAGGGTGGTTGAGGGGCCGAAAGTACAGTTGATGACTGTCCCCTGCAAGGTTAAATATCAAATGTGGCACGGGCTAAGAATCCGTGCGTGGTTAAGTGCAGTACTACAGGTGTCGCCAGAAGGTGGCTGCTAGGTACCGGATGAGAACGCAGTGGGGTTGGGGAACCCCCGGTTCTGGTAAGGATCGTCCCTTACTAGTCGCTGCGAACCGTTAGCGGAGCCAGAAGGAATATGCCTGTAGTAACCCCAGGACTCATCCTTACCCTGCCAGGGGTTTGGAGGGCGTTAGAGTGCCTGTTGTCAAAG